GATTTATACGATGATGAGCTAGCGGATTATAATTCTATGCTAGCAAGCAAGCATGGTGACTTTTCATCAATCAATAGAGAAGAGTATTAATTATGAATGATCTATTAAAAAACGTTTTTATATTCTTACTTATGCTAGTAAACTTTTATTTATTCTTAATTTTAATTTTAGGGGCTTAATTATGCTTAATTCTAATGATCTTAAAAAAGGTACTCAAATAATGTTAAAAAGCGGCTTTGGTGCTGTCTTATATGATAATAAAAAGGGCAATATCCGCCTTGCGGAAGTCGACGGCATATTTAAAGAGATCGGATCAATTTATGCCCATGATATCGATCAAGCTTTTATCAACGGCAATTGGCATCCAGTCACTCATACCAAAAAACAAAAAGAATTAAATACTTTAATTAATGCAATTTTATAGGGGCTTAAAATGATAAACGAAAATTTTAGCAGCGGTTACAATGCAGGGCTTAATGCTTTGGAAGCCTTATCATCAATAAAAGAAAATCCCGATCATGAGCTTTTAGCGGGTTTATTATCATCAATAATGAATTGTATTTATTATTATGCACCTAGCGAAAAGGCGGCTAGCGATCTAGTACAATTTGCCGTTGATTTTGCAAAAGAAGAAAATGCAAAAATTGGCATGAATTTACCGAAAGGGGCTTAATTATGTATGTTATTGATTTTAGGGAAAAGAAAATAGCCCGCTTTGATAATCAAGGCTTAATGCTGTTTATGAATGAATTATTCAAATATCGGGATAGCGGCTTGATCAATCAACGTTACTTTTTATGTCATACAAAAAAACTAGCTAACAAAATAATAAAAGAAGCTTTAAACGGGAAGCCTATTTAAATATATCTTTATGCTTATTTTCTTAAGTAAGCATAAGGGCTATATTTTAGCCTTAACAATTACAATTATAAAAAGGGTTATAAAATGAAATTATTATCTATTAATCAGGATTCAAAAACTATAAAAGGGCTTCAAAAAGGTTACTTAACGGGAATCATGTACCTAGCCCCGCATACTTTAGGCGGGAAAAATATATGCCCTTTCGCTAAAGCTGCGGGTTGCATTGATGCATGTTTAAACACCGCAGGCAGGGGCATTTTTAACAATGTACAAAAAGCCCGCTTGAATCGTACAGCATTATTCCATAATGATATTAATGCTTTTATGCATAAATTAGCTGTTGAAATTGAAGCTTTAGAAAAGACAGCTATTAAAAACGGTTTAATTCCCGTTGTAAGATTAAACGGCTTAAGCGATATTAATTGGGAAGATATCCGCTTTAATTATGAATTTATGCATAATAAAATAAGAGCTGTGACTATTTTTGAATTATTTCCCGATATTCAATTTTATGACTATACCAAAAACCCAAATAGAGATAATTTACCAAAAAATTATGATCTTACTTTTAGCTATTCAAATAAACCAGAATTTCAAAAATTTAATGAGATAGCAATTAAAAAGGGCATGAGATTATCCGCTGTTTTTTCCGATAAGAATTTACCCGCCTATTTTATGGGCTTGCCAGTACTTAACGGCGATGAATCCGATTTGACATTTTTAGCACCTAAAAATAGTATTTTAGGCTTATATGCTAAAGGCAAGGCAAAAAAAGATACTGGCGGCTTTATTGTAAAAACTATACCTATTTTAGCTATTTAATACCATTTAAACCAATTTTAAGGGGCTTTTTAGCCCCTTTTATCTTTTCTTAAGGGCTTACTATATGAATTAATTTTAAATAGCTTTAAAGCCTGTTTACAGGGCTTATTTTTTTATTATATTTACTTATAAGGGTTGTTGCTATGCGAAAAGCCCATGCATAAACTATTTTTTAAAAAGCTTAAGCGGCTTAAGGGGCTAGCTATGCCCAAAATTTTAAATGAGAATGATTCTCATTCGCAATAGCACAGGACATTACAAATTCGTTTTTGAACCTTCACCAACCAAATTTTGATTTTTCGGGGAACTTTTCCGATGATCATTGAAAACTTTTTTTATTTCTTTTTGTTTTTTTTCTGACCGCTCATTGATAGGGCAATGGCTACAGCTTGCTTTTGTGAAGTTACTTTTTTAGGTGATTTGCCAATGTTTAATTGACCCTTACCAAATTCGGACATTACTTTAGTAACTTTAGCTGCTTTACCAGATTTTGTTGTAGGTTTCTTCATATTTTATCCAATAAAAAAGCCCTGCATTTAAAGGGCTTAAAAAACCCCATATTTCAAGGGTTTAAAACTTCGGAGAGTATGGACGAGACTTATCCAACAGCGTGATTATACCATAACTAAATAGTTGTGTCAAGCGACTATACGCCTAGAAGCCATAGATAGCATGTTGTCAAAAGCAAGCCCTAATTGGTATTCATAATCATCGTATTTAGAAGTTTTTAGGTATCTAGCGTATACAGCATCTTTTTGGTGTTTGGGCAAACTGCTTATAATCGCATCAATGGTTCTAACATTGGTCATGTCCATTTCTGACACCATATCCTCAAATGCATCGCTAGTAGATTCACCGCCACTAATCATGCCTAGTGACTTACTTGGATAGCCTAGTTTACTGCTAGGTGCGTGCATCCATTTAGCCCAGTCATCAAGTATCTGTTTAAGTCTATCTATGTGCATTAGCTTCCTCTTCTGTGTGAATATAAATGCCTTTAATCCTGTCGCTAAAGTCTGGCATAGGGTGAAATATGTTTTGTAATAAATTAACTTTAGGTTTAAAGTATCTGTATATTTTCTTTTGTCCCTGTTGTTCACGTTCTGTTGAATTTAACATGCCTAAATTTTTCATGTTTAATACAATGTATTGGATCTTTCTGTGTTCCATACCCATTTCTTCAGATAACTCTGCAATGGTTAAAGATTTATCACCTAACGCATCTAAAATTAAATTACGCATTTTTTCTATATGAACTAAACGACCTTTAACATTATATTCTCTAACTTTAGCTTCCATATTTTTCCTTATGATACATCAACTACTTTACACTCCCAACGACTGCCAACCTTATGCCAACCATGCACGTTGACTTTTATGTTAGCTTTTCTTACTATTCCTATAGTATCGCTATCAGCAATTTTTTTAACTCTTGCAGATATATTTGTATAACTTGTAGTTTGAACTGCTAACACTTCATCTTCTTTTATAGCAAGGAGATCACACCAACCCCACATGTCTTGTCTTATCTTACAGAAATGATTAAATTTTTCTGTAATTGATACTAAATATCCATCTGCTCTTAACTTCTTAAGGCTTAACTGCGTTGGGCTTGTCGCCATCAAATTGACTTTCGTTAGGTTTAGATATGCCATCTATAAAACGTTTTTCTACTTCACCTGTAGACTTGTTTAATTCGTATTCGTAATTTTTTTTAAATATTTTATTCCAGTTGTCTTCTGCTTCTTGTTCAGAAATTAACAATGGTCTTCTTCCAGAACCTTTACCCAATTTTAATTACCCCTCTATCAAATAACCAACCCACAGTTTTACGATGAGCCTGTTCCCATGCTTCTATTCTTTCTGCTCTGTCTAACTCTTTGTTGTTGTCTATCATATCATGACATTGATAACAAAGACTAGCGATTCTATAATCATGAGCCTTGATGCCTGTGCCTTTACCATCACGCTGTTGATTAGAATGACCTGCACAAACTGTTCCGTCTTGTCTGCCACACATAGCACAAGGAAACTCACGAACCGCTTCTAACAATTTCTTGCTACGATAATTCATAAAAATACTTAATGAGTTTAGCAACACCACCAATAAACCATACAATGCAAAATATAACTATGCCATCAATAATTGGTTGCCTCATAATTCCCAACTCCAACCGAGAGTAGATGCCCACCTTTCACAATCTTCTTGATACTGTGTCATTTCTTTTGTAGTGAGTTTTGTTGTTGACTTAACCAACTCCACAGGATTGCCAGCTATCTCTGTTTGATAGCGAAGGAACTTATAGCCTAACAACTCGTGAACTGTGCTAGGGTCTTCACCAATGTAATTAGCAATTGACCCATATAGCGACCACAGCCTTTCATTCTGTTCAAGTGACCTTACAACTTTTTCTTCACTAATATTCACACGCCACCTTTTAGTTAAATCAAGAGCTTTGATTTTTGTTATCAAGTTTTCGTAATTGTACTTCGTCAAAACGAACCGAATCATATTTGTCATCCCATCCTTTAGATTTAAAAGTTACACCTTCTTTAGATGTTGCTTTGTATGTAGCATCTTCACCATACAACTTTTGAACATATTTTATAAATTCATTTATGGTCATGGTCTTTCCTTGTAACTTAAACCTTTTTTATCAAACCAAAAATTCCACTTACCTTCTACAGGATAATTACGTTGCTTTTGTAAATATACTACGCAATCTGGAATACCTTTTAAATCTTCTGCTGTCTTGTCACCTGTTTCAATATCATACTCTTTCTTCTTATTGCGGAACACACAAATTATGTTATCACATAAATTGCGAATATGCGAGCTGCCTAAAATATGAGTAGCATCTGGAACTACGTTTTCATCCGCCATCTTTCTAGTATGTGCCACCAAGAATACATGTATGTTTAAATCACGACACGTTGTAGCAAGTCTGTCTATAAAAAGCTTTTGTCTTTCATAATTGTCTTCAGAAATATCTGACATCTTCATAAGAGAATCAATCACAAATACTTCTACACCTAGGACATGCTTACCCCAATACAATGTAGCAATCATATCTTCTGATGTGGTAGAGCCTGTTTGGTCATAAAGATATAACTTTTCTTTAGCTCGATCACAAAACTTTATTATAAACTCATCTGTAGGTTCTGATGATTTTAATGTTTGCTGAACCATACGAGCAAGAGTTAATACAGGTCTCATCTCTAAAGAAGCAATTAAGCATTTAGTATCTTGTTTCATTAAAGATAAAATAATTTGAGACAACCACATACTCTTACCATGCCCTGACACTCCTGTCAAAACAGTTAGTTCAGCAGGTCTTATTTTAAAGTCATCTTCCGTTTTAACAAAGCCCAACGATTTGCCAGAGTGTATTTCAGAATTAAAATATCGAACCACCGAGTCAGTAAAAACATCCGTACTCTTAACAAGAAATTCTGCATTTGCATGTTCACCTTTATAATATTCATTTATAATTTCCTTATTGACTGTTAATTTTTCTAATGCGTCACCTATATTCATTTAGCACCATCCCACGGATTCCTAACTTTTTGCAATTCATCTTCCCATCTTTCTTGATTAATGTATGTTAGTGGTGAAGGGTTAAATCCTTCTTTCCATGATTTAGTTTTACTCATCTCTTTAACATGGGTAATGATCTTATCTGCAATTTTATCTAAACCGTTTCTCTTCCATTTTGTTTCACATGGCTTACGACCTACTTTTCTATTACTTGGATACTCTTTCCAAAAATCATTAAATCTACTGACATGTATATCTGTCTCTCTCTCTGTCTCTGTCTCTGTAACCCCACTTTGCTTGCACGATGCTAGCATGATGCTATCATTATCAATAAGCCATTGATTTAATACAGATAAATGTTTATTCAATTCATCTTCTGACATTTGCAAGCGAAATGCTAGCGTTCTGCTATCTGGTAAATTTCCATCAACATCTTCTGATGCAATCAACCAAATATTTATTAAAACCCAAGCACTTTTACTATCTTTTAATGCAAACCAATCTGGATTCTTTAATAGATCGTTATGCACTTTAATCCAAGGCGGACATCTATTGTTATAATGCTGAAATTTTTTCCAGTTTCTAGGCATCATTAGTAGTACCTCCAGATTGTTTAGCTAGAATATCTTTAATTTGATATGCACGCAACTCTGGAATAGGTTTATCTAAATTTTTAGACCAATGCTGCACAGCCTGTCTTGTTAGCCCTAATGCTTTTGCCATTTGGTACTTTGTTTTGAAATATGAAACAGCCTCTTGATACGTCATTTTTATCTCCTTTATTTAACGTAAAGGCATATTAACATGTATAAAAATTATAGTCAACTAATATAAAAGTCGGATAAATACCCCCCCATTAAAATACTTGTTGACATAAAAATTGACTAGGAGTATAGTGACTGTTCTGGTTTAGGAGTAGATATGAAAGTAGATAGATTTATGAGAATTATTACTAACGACAGACTACAAAAAAAGTTTACACAAAAGTTCTATTTTGTGGTAAAGTGGTTTTTAGTAATATTTTGGGGATATTT